GACTCGCCTTATCTTGGTGTCTTGGACACAGGTATTTTGGCATAGTAAAATAAGGGTTTAGGAGAATAATTATGGCTGCAACTAAAGTGTTTACTATTGGCGAAGTTTTGACTGCTAGTGATCTAAATGACAATTTCAGCAAACTACCTTTTGCTACTTCAGCGTTCAGCTACACTCAGGTTGCTACTTTAGCCCCTAACGTTTCTGGTACTGCTGTGGCTGTAGTGTTTCCTGCTTCTAGGTTTAGTGTTGCCCCGATTGTTACTGTTTCAACTAACTCACCTTATCTAACTGCTTTCGTTTCTGCTATTGGTGCAGGTACAGCAACTATCAACTGCAGAAACAACGGTGACACTACTTCTGCTGCTTCAGCGATTGTTACAGGTTTCGCTGTTCAAATGACTTCTGGTACGGCTGCAGGATAAGGAAAATGATGTTTACTTGTAAGACAGAGAACTGCCCTATGGGTGATGAGAAACATTCTGCACATCCTGAAGGTTTAGCGTTGATTTGCTGTTTCTGTTCGCAGGAGTTGACTCCAGATGAGTGACCCTAAGCAACCCACAAATCAGACTCTCTTGTTGCAGATAGTCAGAGATATTGAGATTCTAAAAGCAAACAGTATTCAAATACTAGAGTCTTCACGTGATCATGAAGCGAGAATACGTGAGTTAGAGAAGCAGATAAACCGTAACGCTTGGATACCTGCACTTGTTACAGCTCTAATCACTTCAGGCGTTATTTTGGTTGTTACGAAAGGTTTAGGGTTCTAAATGATTACTCCAGGAGCATTTGACATCACTTGTTTTCAAGGTGCAGACTTTGACCAACAGTTTGCTGTAACTCAGGGCGGTACAGCGTTGAACTGGACAGGCTATACAGCTCGTATGCAGGTTCGTGAAGCAGCCGATGCCACAGCGACACTACTTGATTTGAACACTAACGGTTCAGGTATCACTTTGGGTGGAACAGCAGGGACTATCACTGTTGTTGTTACTTCAACACAGTCAGCTGCTATCCCTTCAGGTAGTTTCGCTTATGACCTTGAACTTGTTTCTTCAGGTGCACAAGTAACAAGACTTTTGCAGGGTTCTTTCAATGTTGTAGGAAATGTGACCAGATGAGCAACACAAACATAACAACAACTACTGAAACAACTACTGTCGTTGTTGAAGAAAACATTGTCCGTATTGAACTAAATAACATTGGTGTTCAGGGTGTACCTGGGGCGAATAATGATCCTGTTTATGTGACTGTCCGTAACGCTACAGGAAGCCTAATCACTAAGGGAAGTATCGTTTATGTTTCTGGCGGTAATGGTACGCATACACAGGTAACTAAGGCTTTGGCTACTTCTGATGCTACTTCTGCACGTGTCTTGGGGTGGCTTGCTGCAGATATTGCGAATAACGCTGACGGTCTTTGCATGGTTGAAGGCTACCTTGATGGCGTTGATACTCAGGGCGTTACTGAAGGTGCTCAACTGTATCTGTCTGGGACTGTTGCAGGTGCTTATCAGGTGACTAAGCCTGTAGCCCCAATACATCTCGTTTATGTAGGTGTCGCTGTCAAGGCTTCTTCAGGTAATGGCAGGGTTTATGTCAAGGTTCAAAACGGTTATGAGTTGAATGAGCTGCACGATGTTTTGATTACTGCACCTACAAACAATCAGGTTTTAGCATACGACTCTGCAACACAACTTTGGAAGAATGCTACAAACGCTCCTGACGGTGTTACAAGCATCACTGCAGTATCGCCTTTAACAGGTGGCACTATAACTTCTACAGGTTCTATCGGTTTAGATCAAACTGCTCTAAGCATCACTAAATCACAGGTGTCAGATTTCACTTCAGGCACAGTAACTTCTGCTTCTACTGCTCAACAAGCAGGAACAGCTGTTTATGCAGTCAACGCAGGTACAGCAGTATATTCAACTACTTCGGGAACTGCTGTTTATTCTGCTAACTCAGGTACAGCTGTAACAATCTCAGGCACAATAACTAAATCTCAGGTAAGTGACTTTACTTCAGGCACAGTAGCCCAGGCAGATAACGCAACAACTTCGGGAACTGCTTTATTTGCTAACACTTCTGGAACGGCCACTTACAGCACCACATCTGGAACTGCACTAACGATTTCAGGTGACATTACACGTAGCCAAGTGTCAGACTTTACTTCAGGGACAGTTGCAAGTGCAGGCACAGCTCAACAAGCAGGTACAGCAGTATTTGCCACTAACGCTTCAACAGCTGTGAGCGTGTCAGGTTCAGCAATCACACAGTCACAAGTAGTCAACCTAGTAAGCGATCTAGCGAACACAGCCAAACTAAACACAGCCAACACGTTTACTGTAGGTGGACACACTATTGCTACAGGTGCAGATGCTAACAAGGGTTTAACAATAAACAGCAACGGAACAGCTCAATCTGCGGCTTTGTTAGATGTTGTTGGAACTACAGCACAAACGACTATTACTGGTGCAGGTTTATTTACAACTACCGCATCAGTTCAGACAACAGGTATTCGCAATCCATCTGTAGTTACAGTTTTATCTTTTAATACTGCAGGCATAAATGTTTTAAACAACAATTCAACTGCAGCAAACGTAGGTCAAGTTGTTCGTGGTGCTTCAGGTCAGACAGCAAACTTACAGGAATGGCAGTCAAATACTGGTGGAACAGCTTTATCAGTGAACAGTGCAGGTTTACTAACAGGCACAAGAGCATTTGCAGTGAATCAAACTAACTCTGGTGAAGCAATGTTTGTTCTTAGGGGTGCAGCATCACAGACAGGTGACACTCTTGCTGTTCGTGACTCTAGTGCAAACACTATTGCAGGTTTCAGTGCAACAGGCAGACTTTACGCAGGTGTATCAGGTAGCGGACAAACTTATTTAGGTACTTTAAATCTTGGTTCAGTAAACACTGTTGCAACACAGCTTGGTGTGGTTGCTGGAACTGCTACAACTGTTGGTGCTGTTATTCGTGGTGCTACGAGTCAATCGGCAGACTTGTTGCAACTACAGAATAGCGGCGGAACAGCAATGGTAAGAATTGCGTCTGATGGCCAGTTATTCACTTCAATAGCAAACTTTAGTAATATCAGAGGCCCAGATGGCTTGACTTCTTTTACTTTTGCTGCAGGTAGAAATGTGCAGTTCGGTTCTGCAACAGCATCTGTCGGTGGCGGTACAGCAGTTATTGGTATCGCTAACGCAACAACACTTCCAAGCTCTAACCCTACTGGTGGTGGTATCTTGTATGTTGATGCAGGTGCGTTGAAGTATCGTGGAAGTTCAGGAACAATAACAACACTAGGAGAAGCATAATGTCTGATTTTGAAGTATCTAATGAATACAAGCTACAAACACTAAACACTCGTTTAGAGCAGTTAAATGTTGAAGGTTGGCATAATGAAGAAGCTAAAACTGTTGCGACTGCTTTGGGTAACACTGAAGAAGTTGAACGTCTTACAGCGAACATAGAGATTATTAAGTCTGCGATTGTTGCAGTCAAGAGTCAGATCACAGATTTAGCGTAATAACTGTTTGATAAACTTAGGCTATGTCTAAGTATGTTGAACCTTTTAGCCCGAAACTTCGTAACGATGAGTTCGGCAATCTAGCACCTTATAGGAACGGTCGCCCACACAGGGGACAAGACTGGAGTCCTAAAGAACTCTCACCTATCAAGGCAAGTGCAACAGGCACAGTGTTTGCTTCAGAGTGGTCTGATGTCTTGGGTTGGTATGTTACTTATTCTGCAGTCCTAACAGACAATAAGGGTAAAGTGCATAACGTTTTCATTCAGGATGCTCACCTGGCAAAACAATCAGATCTAGTCAAAGGTGACAAAGTTGTTGCAGGGGAAACCATTATCGGCAAAGTTGGTGGGGGCAAATACAAGTCAGGCTCAGCTTCAACAGGTGCTCACCTACATCAAACAATCGGCAAAGCAAACAAGTCATGGAGCAACCCTGACGTACATTTGGCTGCCTACAAAGATTTACTCAACCCACTAAGTTTCGTATAAAGGAAATCATGAAAACCAAAATCACTACCAGAGTCAAAGCTGTAACCGATGTTCTAGCAATCCTTGCATGGCGTGGATTTGGTATCTTCCTGTTTATTCTTGGTGGGAGTGCTGGTGTAGGTGCAGCTCTAACAGGTAACTGGCTTGACGGTGTGATTATTGCTTGGGGAACACTCATGATCGGTGTTATCGGGGCTATCGGTTATGCGATTGCTACTACTGGCACTGTCACTAAAGCTGATGTTGCTAAGGCTTCAAACGATGCTATTCAAAAAGCCGAAAATCAGGCTAAACAGGTCAAAGACACTAAGTAGCGTACAGATACACGCTTTTAGGCTGTAAAACGCTTGTAGAGGCATTCTAGGGCTTATTTGACCCTAATCTGACTCGTAACGTCTAATCTTTTTACGTTGGTCAGGTGTTGTAGCACCCCAAATACCGTATTCTTCAAACATCCCCACTTTTAGGCACTTATCCATTACAGGGCATCGCATACAAATCTCACGTGCCGTTTCTATCGTTTCGTTTCTTATTCGGGGATGCGTGTTCGGGGCAAAATCTTCAGGAAAGAAAATCTCTGGCACTTGCTCACACTCCACCCCACCTAAATCTGTTATAGCTTCATGCAGATCTAAAGTAATACGATTTAGAAACAGTTTGTCAGTGGTCATACATAAACTCTAGGTATGAGTAAAGACAAAATACATGAAATCCTTGAAACTGCTATCAGTTTAGGTACACACGCAAATCAGTCCCCAGAGTGGTATGCACTACGCAATCAGCCAGGAGTTATCTCAGGCAGCGAAATCGGAACTATTCTTGGGCTTTCCCCTTGGACGTCAGCAATCACACTTTGGGCAGAGAAGACAGGAAAGTTAGAAAGAAGTATTGTTCCTAATACTGCGATGCGTTTAGGGACACTTGTTGAACCTGCAATCCGTCAGCTGTATCAAGAGTCACATCCTGAGCATACTGTTGTTGAAGTTGGGACATACGCTAAGGCAGGGAATGAGTGGATGCACGCTAACCCTGATGCGATCTGTTTAGACGAAAACGATAACGGCTACATCCTTGAAATTAAACACACAGCAACCTACTGGGATGCCATACCTGAAAACTATAAGGCTCAAGTGTATTGGTATATGCACGTCTTCAATCTTCGTAAAGCAGTGTTTGCTGTAGTCAATGCAGGCCGATACAAAGAATACGAACTGTTGTGGGATGACTTTGAGTTTGATGCAATCCTGCAACAAGTAAACAAGTTCCGTAAGTATGTCCTAGACAACATACAACCTGACTGGGATGGTTCAGAATCTACTTATGAAACTGTTAGACAGCTCGCCCCTGGCATTGAAGCACGAGATGAAGAACTAGGACAGTTAGGTATTGAACTAATCAACGCACAAACAGACTTTGATGCAGCTGAAACACATCTAAGAGAAATGAAGTCTAGAACTATTGCTGCACTAAATGGGGCTAAGAATGGCACTGTAGACGGTCAAATCGTAGCAACACTAAGTCAAAGAGCAGGGAACGCCCCTTATCTAACAATCAAGAAAGCAAAAGCATGAAAATAAGTGATCTAAAAGGACTAACCGTAGGCAACAACATCGCCATAGTTATTCGCAACGACAAAATCAAAAGCACAGCTGTTTCAGGTGTCTTATCAGGTATTCAAGTCCTAGACTCAGGCAGCGTAGGCGTAACCCTGTACGGTTTGCCACAATGGATCTGGTTAGAAAAGAACATGACTGTAACTTGGAGCGATAACTAATGGCACACTTCAACCTATCTGAGTATCAAACTGTTCAAGAGCGTATAGATCTGTTCTGGCAAAAGTTTCCTGACGGCAGACTTTACACAGAGCTTGTATCGTTTACCCCTGACCAAGTTGTTTTCAAGGCTGAATGTTATGCAAACAAAGATGACGTTTACCCTTTAGCTGTTGACTACGCTGAAGAACGCTTAGGCTCATCTCCAGTTAATAAGACAAGTTTTCTCGAAAACTGCTCTACTTCCGCTTTGGGAAGATGCATATCGTTGCTCGGGAATGAGTTCAGCCCTAAAGGGAAACGCCCAAGTCAACAAGAGATGAACAAAGTTGAACGCCTATCTAAACCTGAAGTAGCTCGTAACTGGCAGGCTGCACTAGACAACATCAACGACATTGAAGGCTTACGATCGCTATACAACGAAGCGAAACAAGGTAAAGCCCCTACTGCTATTCTGGAAGCAATCAAGGGTAAGGCCGATGGAATCACTGGAGCGTCTTCAAGCAATTAGCGTACTCTCTGCACACATCAGAGAGTTAGGTGAACTTGTCGTTTCCCTTACAGATGACCCTGTTCTTAGGGGTAAAACTCTGGTCAGGCTAAATGAGCAGACTATAAGGCTCAACACGCTGATAAGTTACATGGATTAGGTGTTTTCTCTGTAGTTGTGGTTAGATACAGGTTATGACCGTATCGGACAAAGATGAACTGTATCAGGCGTGTACACGCTGTGGAGCTTGGATTGTTAGAGATGTTGTCCATAAACGTAGGCAACGCAACAATCAGTATGCTGACGAATGTAAAGACTGTCGTGATGTACGCAAATACAGTGAAACGTATTTTCTTCGCACCGTAATCCGTAAACATCCAACACTAGGCAAAATAGAATGTTTAGCTTGGAATGGTGAGATTGACGATAACTGGAATCCGATAGATGAGAACGGTGAACTGTATCGCCCTGGCAAAAGACTTTGTGGGGCTAAAGACTGTGTGAGCATACATCATGTTATTGAACCTGAATCGTTGACTGTTTCAGATACAGAGCTAATACTTGGTATGCATGAGATGCAGCAACACAACAGAAAAGTTAGGGCAAAGAATGACTAAATTGCGTGTAGGAAGCCTGTTCAGTGGCTATGGTGGCTTAGATTTGGCTGTGTTGAATGTGCTTGATGCTGAGATGGCGTGGCATTGTGAATGGGAAGATGCACCTTCAGCAATTCTTGCAAAACACTTCCCTGACGTACCTAATTATCGTGACGTGTCAAAAGTAGATTTTACACAAGTAGAGAAAGTGGACATTCTTACAGGTGGTTTTCCATGTCAAGACTTATCTTTGGCAGGTAAAAGAGCAGGACTAAAAGAAGGAACTAGATCAGGGCTTTGGCATGAGTTTGCTAGAGCTATAGAAGAACTACAACCAAAACTGGTTGTTATAGAAAATGTTAGGGGTTTACTAAGTGCTAAAGCAGATAACGGAATGGAATACAGTCAAGAAGATTTGGATGATTGGGGAAGCAGACCTGTTTTCACAGCAATACAGGCCGTTCTTGGGTCGCTGGCCGATATCGGGTATGATGCGAAATGGTGTGGTTTACGAGCTGCCGATGCAGGTGCACCCCACAACAGATTTAGAGTCTTCATCGTTGCCTATCCAAGTTCTAGGAACGCCTACAACAGCAACTAGTGGTAGAAGCCCTGAGTTTCGTAAAGGCAGTAACCCTAATCCTGTTGAGTTTGTTGAAGACTTGTTGCGTACACCTAGTGTTGTTGATTCGACTGGTGGGGCTATCAGTGAAACTCAGGCTAGAGAGCGTGGCAGGATGGTCAAGGTTGCAGATCAGGTTGCTGAACTAGCTGCAGAGAATGGTTTGCAGGTCAGTGAGTCTATAAAGAACAGTTTGTTGCCTACTCCTGCCGTAGGGCACATCCGTAACCATGATGAACCGATTGAAGATTATCTTGCTAGAAGACAAAAGATGATTGACGGTGTTTACAAAGGCATGCCTGGTGTCAGTCTTGGTGTGGCAGTACGCATGGAGATGTTGCCTACCCCACAGGCTTTGGAAGGGCATCATGGAAACAATTTGTCTGTTGAGCATAGAGAATCGCAAGGACGTCAAGTCATGCTGTCAAATCATGCTGTTGATTTTGCAAACAATCAAGTAACCTTGTTGCCTACGCCTGATGCTTATGCCGCTGTCCGTGGTGGGTCATCAACCCCAGAATATAAAAAGGCTAGGGGGTCAATGGTAACTCTTAGTGACCAAACTGAAAAAGGAACGAATTGGGGGAAGTTTGCTCCTGCTATTGAACGCTGGGAGAGTCTTACACGCCCTGCTCCTGCACCTACTAAGCCTGACGGTAAAGACGGTAATCACAGGTTGAGTGCAGAGTTTACTGAGTGGATGATGGGGTTGCCTGAAGGATGGGTTACAGCTGAAGACATAGGGCTAAAGCGTAACGATCAACTAAAGGCTTGTGGTAATGGTGTAGTCCCACAACAGGCAGAACTGGCTTTGCGTATGCTTCTACAAGATACAGATTTTGATAGTAAACTAAAAGTGGAGTCAGCCCTAGCAAAAGAACTGACCCCACATAACCGATAATCCAACTATCGGCATATTCATTCTAGCAGTGAGTAGCCGAAGAAAGGCTACACATGAAGAAACCTGCTAACAGTTTTGAAGCTGTCAAACTTGTCTTAGATAAAGCCCCTAAAGATTTGACCTTAGTTCAAAGACTTGTTCTGATCCAAATAGCACATCACTACCCCACTCCACATCTCTCTCAGAAGACGCTTGCAGCCGAAATCGGTGCTAAACGTGTAGACACTGTAAATCGTGCAGTGCAGGCTTTAGTGAAGCGTGACCTATTGATTGTGTTACGTCAGGGTCAGGCCAGAGCTAATAAGTATGAGTTGAATTACGGTTCTAACGTATACGGCCAAACCGTACTCGTGACTACACGCCAAACCGTAAGTCATGTATACGGTCAAACCGTACTTAAACAAACAAGTAACAAAAAAGAAAACAAAGAACGTTTTTTTGATTTTTTGAGTAATTTCCCAAACATGACTGTTGATGAAGCCAAGGTTTATCGTGCCTGGACAAAAGCACTCCTAAAAGGCACCAGTGAAGATTTACTTGTTACTGCTTCGCAGGCTAATAGGGAAATGCTTGAACCTGATGCTTGGTTGAACTTTGAGAAGTGGAAGAGCTATAAACCTGAGATTGATGAAATCGCAATGCTAAGAGAAAGAAGTATCTGATGAATAACTTTGAACATTTGAATGAAAGACGTGTTTTGGGTGGCTTGATGGAGTTAGGTGATGAAGCGTATGTTGAGTTGGATTGGGATGAAAAGTATTTTGATAACACTGCTAACAGGCAGATTATGCAGCTGATTCTTGCTCAGATGGATGATGATTTGCCTTATGACAGGTTTACTGTGGGTGTGATGGGGCAGAGAAAGGTTAGTAATAGTTTGTATTACGACATTCTGGGTTGCTGGGAAGATAAGGCTTTTACTTTGGTGGATCTAAAGTTTTGGCATGAGTTGGTTGTTCAGGCTTGGCAGAAGCGTGAGCGTGAGTTGCAGGCGAAGATTATTATTGAGAACCCTGATAAGGCTGCTGAAGCTGTCCAGGCTATTGCAGAGTTGCAGTCTGTGTCTGTGGCTGGCGATGTTTTGAAGACTGTTCAGGAAGATTATGATGAGCATTTGCAGGTTCGTGAAGATGGTGTTGCTTTGTTGCCTACAGGTGAGCCTGCGATAGATAAGTTGCTGGGTGGTGGTTGGAGAAGTGGTATTTATGGTGTTGCTGGTCGCCCTAAGCAAGGTAAGAGCATGGTTATGCTTCATTTTGCTCGTAAGCTCGCTGAGCAGGGTAAGAATGTTTTGTTTGTTTCTTATGAGATGGATAAGCATCAGGTTTATGACCGTTTGCAAGCTGCAGTGTTTGGTATTGACAGTAATTTGATTGCTAAGAATGAGCTTGATTCTGAAAATGAGAAAGATAAGGTTTGGAATCGGGATAAGGTTCGTTTTGGTGTTGGTGCGATGCCTAAGAACCTGATTGTTGTGAACCCTGTTGATCGGGATGTGACTGCTTTGCATAGGTTGATTAAGCGTACAAAACAGAAGTTGGGTGGGTTGGATGCTGTGTTTGTTGATTACGCTCAGATTATGACTTTGCCTAAGCATGGTGGTAATGATGCTGAGATGCACGCTGCTTTGTCTAGTCGTTTGCAACAGATGGCTATGCAGGTTGCTATGCCTGTTATTACTGGTTTGCAGTTGCGTAAGCCTGATACTTTGAACGATAAGAAAGCCCCTGGCACTAATGACATTGCTGGTAGCGATAAGTATGCTCGTGATGTGGTGGGTATTCTTTACATTATTAGATCTCTTAGGGAAGGTGATGACCCGATGGGTATTGGCAGTGAGATGCTGTTGAAGTTGGGTACTTCTAGGTTTACCCCTGATGGTTCGGCTAGGTTTATAGCTGAAGATAAGTTCAGTCGTATTGTGCACAAGGAATGGAGATAGGTGCAGGATAATCAGGTTGAGTGTTGCCGTTGTGGGTTTAGGTGGGTTGTGAACGCTGAGAAACGGGGTCGTAAGGATTTGAAGTGTATTAGCTGCAGGGTCAAACCTGCACATACGATTCAGTAC